ACCAGTCGATACTTTAATACGATGAATAATAAGATCAGAGGTAAAGTCAGAAACTACGGATTGACCTTCAGCTTGAGTGACAAAGAATTTAGGAAGATCAACTTCCATATTGTAAATGTACCCAGTAATAAGATTACGTCCACGATAGTCACCGTCTATATCCGCGTAATAGGCACCTGCAGTCCCCTCTATGGTGGGGTAAAGTACTGCGCCTACCGATGCACTGGTAAGTGCCTCAGGAGAGCCTATGTAGCTTCCTAGGAGGACTACAGAGAGTGTACCACCACTTACTTCATCATACGGTAAATAGATACGGGTAATGTCAGAACCATCACCATCTGGATCATACTCTCGATAAGGATTAATAGTCCAAAGATCAAGGCACACATCAGTCCTTTCTCCCGTAGGAAGAGTAAGATAACCTTCTTCGCTAGCTTGAGTCAGATCATAAGACTGGACATAAACATCCGTCCCATTAGCTACAACCGCATAATAGGTGCTAATATCGAAGAATTGATGGAGAAGAGTTCCAGTCAGATTCCATCTGTACCAAGTATTAGCACTACGCTCATCTCCTCGTTGGATAAACCGATATTGATACACAGTATTACTACCGCTTGTACCCATAGAAATAAGGGACAAAGCAGGTGACGCAATCATAGAATCAATGGTTTGAGGAATTAACTCAGGAACATATTGAGTCTGTTCAATAAGGACGGGAGGATCATTAGTGCTAATTCTAGCGATCTCATACAGTCTACTGTACAATGGAGTCTTAGAAATAAATGCTAGGCTAGTACCAAGTGAAACTGCCTCAACATCAACATCACACTCATAACTTGACAACTCAGTAATCCTAACGTTTTTAGGACTGAGAATGTCATCATTACCTGCAATCAAAAACTGTTCCGTGTCGCTAAATAGGACAAGACCAGCACTGCTAGGTTTGACGTAGCGAAGGTTAACTGCTTTAACCGAAGAGGCAGACACGTCAATCGGATCATCATCTGTAACTGTTAAAGATGTAGTAGCAAAGAAGTTAAAGAAATCACCTGCCCTACTCAGAATAACAGTTTCATTTGACAAGAACCCTAACCTATTCCGATAGAAAAAGATATTGCTAATAGTAGCATCAACAAAGCTAGGGTTTGGATTAGTTTCTAAATCACCAACTAAACGATCTTCCCAGGTAATCGGAGAGAAGCTAAAAGAACCATCAGCTTCACGTACCAATTGATGAGGAAGAGTCAGTGGATCAAGTTGATAAGTAATACCCCATGCATTTGATTCTTCCCAAGTACCAGGACCGTTAGCTGCCCCACCATCAGTGACAAACTCCACATACATATCATCAACGTCAATGTCAAGTGAATTAACCACTCGAACTTTATAACCGTTGTGACATTGAAGAGGTAGGTCAGAAACATTAGGCACAGTATCTTGGAAAACAGTCATAGCATTATCGCTAGGACCACCAACTACAGCAATAGTAAATGCAGCAGTACACGTAATGTAAATACCAGGACCAACTCTTACGGCAGTGTAAGTTTTACCACCAAAAGTTTGCCCATCAATATCACCAACAAGGTCGTTGAGGATAGCATCTACGTCACCACCAGTACCAGCATTGTAAGTACCACGAACAGTACCATCAAGGGTGATTTGATAATGACCAGTGCCTACAACTTGCAAAAGCACAAACGCTTCGTGAGGTTTAGCAGCAGTTGTAGTTGCCAACATTTCTACAGTCTTTGCCTTATTAAGAACAAAGGTGTAGTCATTAAGAGTTAGTACTTCAATGTCATTAGCTGTGGCTCCATTGAGGTAACCGTTAGCAGGAATTGTAGTGATAACACAGTTGGCTAGTTCAGCTTCATAATCAGCCAATGCTGCTGCTTCTGCAGTTACAGCATTATCATAATTAGTTTGAGCAGCATTCATTGCTGCTAAAGCTGTGCTCAATTGACCAGCGGTGTTTTCAGCAGCTACAGTCAGAATAGCTTGGTAGACACGGTTGCCTTCTGCAGCAAGCAAGGGATGCTCATCTGTTACTTCATTACCCAATGCATAGTTAGCAGGAAGGGTAGTGGTAGCAGAAATAACTGCATTGTTGTTTTTAACTACATAAACATTATTGGCTTTTTGAAGAATACCTGAAACCAGATACTGCTCAATAGAACCAATAGGATAATTGTAGTTAACTTGGAACAGCTCTTCTTCTGTAGTATTTTGTCCACTAAGAACTTCTGAATAGGTAGCTTGTGCTGTGTGTAGTTCAGTAAGACGAGTAGCAGTTAAAGCTACAGCATCGTTATAATCCTCTAGTTCTGTTTGCAGATCTACAAGGTCACAAGCTACAGGAACACCAGTGTTGGTTCCCATATCGACAACACGTGGAGATCCATCAGTCAGATCCCAAACACGAAAGGTGTTGTCATCATATTGTGCAACGTACTTTTCCTGAGGATCCCTAAGGATTGAAAACCATTTACCTTCAGGAGTAGCGCCTTCAAGATTAGAGACAAACTGTCCACCAGGACGCTTAAGAAGACCCAGAGCATAATCTGGAAAGGCGTTGACACAATCCCGTAGTTGTCCAGGAAACTTACGGTTATCAGGTTGTTGTGAAATGCCAAGAAGGAAATTAGGAATCCTTTGGGTAATAGTACTCATCGCATCAATGCTTGGAAAGGTTGGTAGCTGTTGTAATAATTTGCACCATCCTGGAAACCATACATCGAATAGTCGCCTTGGTTGCAATCATATTCGATAGCGGCTGCACGTGTTTGTAGTTCTTGTTCACCAAGAAGTTGATACAGCTCACGGTCACCAACCATTTTGGTAGCTACCATTTTAGCTGCTCGTGCAGTGATGTAGGTTTGAATAGCAGGAGGTACATCAGTAAAATCAAAATACCAGATAACATCCGCATAGATGTCCTTAGTAAATGTGTAAGTATGATTCAGGCGATCATACAGTTTTCCGTTCCTTCGTACAACATCATAATCATCACGATGCTTCTCTCGATTGGTATCAATCTGAAGCATGTTGGATGGGTAAAGGATTTCTTGTGTAGAACTGTCAGGAGAAAGTTTGTAGTTTCGTTCAACGTTAAAGGTCCAACCTTCAGTTTGAACTTGCTTATTAACTTCCCGGAGGGTGTTAAGGACAATGGATACCTCAGGGTTCTGCAGGTCCAATGTGGTGACAGGAGCCTGTCCCACTGAGCTAAGTATTTGATTTACAGCATCCAGTTCGGTGGACACAGCATAAGTAGGAAAGGGCATAGTTACCTGTCAAAAGATAAAAAAAAGGGGACCCCGAAGGATCCCCCAGTATTGATTAAGATCAGAAAGCAGAAGGTGCAGTAGCACCCACATACAGCTCAACGGCTGCAGCAGGGTTCAGGTAATCAGCACCCATAGCCATACGACCAACGATGATGTCACCCTGGTAGATGATCGAAGCATCGCCGCTGGTGACTTGCACCTGAGGACCAATAGCTTCAACACAACCAGCAGCTTCACGCTGGAAGATCAGACCACAGGACTTAGTACCAACTTCAGCAGCAGTACCGTAGTCGTTCTTAACGCCGGTCACAGCGCCATCAGCGTTCTCCAGAGCCACACCCACAAAGTCGCCAACGTTACCAGGAGAAGTCTCACCGGTGGTGCCGCCGTACTTGGTGCCGTAGTTGCCCAGGAAAGGAATGTTCATGGACTTGAAGATCTCGATACCAGCAATGCTGATGAGACCCTTACCCTTTTGCAGGGCATCGCCTTGAACGTCACGGTTGATCAGACCGTTGGTGCCAACGGCTTGAATCAGAGCGTAGTACTGACGAGGGTTCAGCACAGCCACACGACCGTCGCTGGACACACCCTTCTCATCGAGAGCAGCAGCTGCATCGTAGAAGGCGTTAACCAGATCAGCAGAGCTGAAAGCATCAGAATCGTTAGCGGAAGAACCGACACGAATCTGAGTACCGCCAGGCTCAACAAAGCCAGTGGCAGACACGGGGGAAGCAGCACGTGCACCGCGAGCGATAGCACGGAAGATATAGCGGTCATATTTTTCGGCCAGAGCATAGCCGATTTTGCGCGAGATCTCCGAACGCAGATCGTAGTGAGCCAGGATTTCATCCAGCTCATACACGAAAGCGGAGCTGATCAGAAGGTCATCACAGGTGATGGTCTTCTCAGCCACCGGAGGTGCACCATCGCTGTTACCGAGGATGCTGTTGCCGGGAGTATGGAACTCACTCTTGGTGCGACCCGTGTAGATGAACTGCAGAGACTTGCCGTTCTTCAGGGTACGCTTCATAACCAGATCACGAGCGATCGTGTTGTTCTGGAAACCCTTGAACATCTCGCCACTAAAGAGCTTGAGATACAGAGCACGGGTATCACCCGCAAGGTTAGATTGACCGAGATTAGTAAGATCGGCCAAAGGCTCGTTAGAATTTTGTTGTGCCATTTTTAAGGAGTAAGAAAATTAATGTAGACTTGCTCCCAAACGTTTGGAAATTTTTGTAGCGATATTTGTGGTCTATCCCACCGTCTAGACGGCGAAGGGTATCTCCGTAGAGGCCAACGCCAATAGGAGCCAGGTCCGACTCTGAGGTGCCTGACTCCCGTTATTTATTTTTTAGGCTTTGCAGGTTTTGCAGGAGCCTCTTTAGGTGGTTGATTAGCTGCTCCGTATTTAACAGGATTAGCTTTACCACCAAAGGTGTGGATCATCGTTCAATGATTTTAGTGTAAGACACGCCGCGATACTTGAAAGTGACTTGAATAGCCATTGGAAATCTCCAAGTACTTGACCCCCGTTCCATGATCAAGTGACATGCGTTCCCACTTTTGCGGACGTTTCAATGCGCCTTTTGCGGGAATGAACGGACGGCGTGTTTAGTTAGCCAATGGAGGGAGCCACCAAGGCGACTGGAGTTGTCTCAGCAGCAGCAAGGTCCAAAGGGAAGTTGTGTGCATTTCGTTCGTGCATGACTTCGAATCCAAGGTTTGC